TAGTTTCAACATCATCTTCTTTCAAGACAAACAGATTTCCAAACGCTTGTTTTCTCAAAGCAAGCAAAATTGGGATTTTATCAGTAACTAAAAAGTTGTGGTTTTCTACTGAATTTGCTAATATTACTTCTCCGATTATATTACTGATGGTAATCCCGCCTAATGTCCCATCTAGACCACTTTTAATTAAATCTTTTTGTTGCTTTACTGATAAAGGTCTAAACTGCATTTCCTTGTCTGCGGATGGGACATAAACTGTTACTAAATTTGTATTGTTATAATCTTTTAATTTAGATAGAATACTAGTTACACTCATATTATGATTTATTACATATTAATCAAAATACAAGCTATCTAAATTTTGGCATAGAAGGCATTGAAGGCATTGAAGGCTTAGGATATGAGCCTTGTTGCTTGGATTGTGCTTCTTCTTGTTTGCTTATATCCTTATTATAAAAATTAATAAACAATTTACATTCGTTTGGAGACATTTTCATAAAATGATCATATGATACATTCATTTTATTACTCAAATTATATTGTAAATCATAATAATTATACAAATCATCTGTGAAAATACTTTTTAAGAAGTAAAACATTGTTTTATCAAACACACTTAAAACAATAGTTTCTAGACCAAATTTAGGATTACCACTAATTATATTAATACTTTTTACTATTTCTTGCGTATCTTTTATATAATTTAACATATCTCCAGATACTGTAGCTGGGATAGAATTAATTATATCTTCCTTTTCTGTATCTGTCAAGTTAAAATAATACAAAACTTCATCATTTATTTCAATTTTGTCTATTATTTCTTTGTATAACTGATCAATGTCTTCGACAAAGAAGTTTTTTGGTATAGATAAATAGAATTTAAAATTATTATCAGATACGACTTTTGATAATTCTATGTCTTTAAATTTATTTAAAATTGAATTTTTAATTGCATTTAAAGATAATTCTATTTTAGTTGAATTAGAGTTATTTAACTGTAAATTATCACCTACTGAGGTAGATCTCATATCAAGTAAAATTAGAAATTTTTCCAAATTTGTTAATTCCGAATAGTAATTTGGTTCTGTAATTAGATTTTTAATTATATTTTCAAAGTAAAAATTTAATCCTTCATCATCATTATTTGTTATAAATTTTAATATGTTGAAATAATGATAGTTTATTAGATTTTCGTATCTTATTTCTTTTTTTAAAATTGGCAAATAAATTTTAGATGTAAACGTAAATTTATGCATCATGGACAAACAATTCGTATGTATACTGCTCAAACATCCAGTTTACTGTACCAACTGGTGCTTCCGTTGGCTCTGAGTCATATTTTAAAGATTTTTCTGTAATATCAGTAGGAACGCAACCAGAAAATCTATGTATTTTTCTATTTGGTCTACTTAAATCTTTTACTCTTTCTCTAGTAAATTCTGTAATATAAATAGAACATTTAATTGAATTTGTAGTGCCTAAATTTATTAAACCTTTATATGATGCTGCTATAATCCACGGACGGATTAATCCGTCCATAAAATCTAAATTAGTTTCTAAAAAATCAATACTTAAATGCCTGTTTTGCATTTCTAGACGATCACCACCAACAATACCTTTTAAATAACCACCTGTACCATCTATTCCAGCAGACGCAGGAGTAAATGATTCTTTTGGTATTTTTACCGATTGGGCAAAATAAAGACCCAACCCGTCTAATTTGGGTTGGGTCTTTTCATTTAATAATCTATTTTGTATGAATGTAGGTATGTAAAAGTTACTTACATCAATTTGAGTATAATCTTTAATTATAGTAAAAAGACCTCTATCAGCATCAGGTTGTATAACAACCGTCCATTGTGTAGTTAATGGAACATTATAATCCCACTCGCCTAAACGAGCTAAGAAATGTTGTATCGGACTAAGATCTGTTAATTCAGCCATTCATTATCTATTTAGCGGTAATACAGCAGTATTGTCAAGTGCTTGTCTATCAAAAAAGTGGTAAGCAATTCCTACATTAAATGACATAACTGCACCATTTCCTTCTGCCATATTATAAGATACTTCTCCTACTTCACGAATAGAACAACCAATTAAACGATACTTAAATAAAGCATCAAGATTTTTATTCAATTGTAATAAAGTAATTACCGAATTGGCATTAGCAATAGAACCACCATTTTGTCCACTACCAGCAATACCGAAAATATTTCCGAATGTTCTTGTAGATTCATTCATCAATATTTCACGAATATCACTGTTTTCTGGACAATAAAATTCTAATTGATAATTTTCAGCACCGGGGAATTCAACAGAACCGGGGATATTAAATGTTTGACCAGCATATTTTACTTGCTGATTAACAATTGTACGTCCGGGTAACTTTGCAGTTTTTGCGTATAGCAATCCTGTTGGAGTAATCAATGCTCCATTATCAAAATTTATTGAATCAACACGGAATAAGAAATCTCTAGAGAAATCTCTTATTACCGCATTGTTGAAGAAACTGTTAATTGTCTGTTGAGGTACGTCCATATTAATTATTTAGTTATCCACCGATGATTTCGTTAAAGTTAGCACCAGTTGATGTTGCGTAGAAGTTCACCAAAATAAACTCAGCAGAACGTACTGGTTTGATGTAGATATCTACAACTAATTCATTTTGATCAATTACTTCTGGAGGATTGTTACGCTTATCGCAAACAATTTGATAATCATATAAACCTTGCGTATTTTTAGCTCTATCAAAGATAGGAGTTAATACAGAGATTACACGATTTCTAGTAAACAAGGTGTTAGGCTCGAATACAAAGTACTTGGTTGTTCTCTTAGTAGCTTTCTCAAGCCACAAGAACAAGCGGCGTACATTAATTCTATCAAATGCACTTGGTTGACGTAGTAATGTCTTTTGTCCAAAGATATTAAACCCATCATTTGGGAAGAATGCAACTGGGTTGATCGAATGCTTGTACAACTGATCACGTTCCTTCTGTTTCGGAGTGATTGCAAGCTGTAATGCATTTGTTACTCTACCACGGGTGAAGCCTGCGGGCGCGTACCAAGGTTCGAAGTTTCTGTCTACTTGAGCCATATCAGCGGCAGCAAATGGAGAGAATGGAACCCAGATATTCATTCCAGCAAACATATCATTAACTTTTACCCAGTTTCCATATGTACAAGCATAACTAGTGTTTGCAGTTTCATACAGATGTTTCAACGGATTAGTAACAACTTGTGAGAATGCTTTATTATGATCCGAAGATACTATGTAGTTAGCTCCAGTTACGAATATTTGACGTAATGGATCAGAGATAAACAAGCAATCTTTACGAAGATTTTCACAGAAATTAGCAAATATCTGGAAAATTGCATTATGATTTGCTTTTAAATCATTTGCCTGATTAACTGGTGGTGCATATTCATTTGCTGCTAATGCTTCTAAACCAGATTGGAGACCATCAGTTACTTGTGTATCATCAAAATAATTGGTTCTATTTGCACATGCAGTTGCGTAAATCGTGCCTAATCCAGCTTCAACAACTAAATCTAAATCAAATATTTCATCATTTTCGATCTTGCGAAGAGTACGATCTAATTTAAATGTAACTGATCCAATTGCTTTTCCTGCTGTGGTGAAGTTAGCATAACTACCAGCAGGGAATAATGCATCAGCATAACCCAAATTATATTCTAAATTAATTAAATTATTTAAATGGAATCCAACTTTATCGTAATTACTTTCGAAATTATTGATTAATGAATCTACTAAATGTCTAGAAAATACACGTACTTTCTTTTTTGGAACACCGTTGACATCTAACCAAGAACCGCTATTTTTACCACTAATAAAGGGATTAGTTAATGCAACAATGTTATTAGAATTATTTACAGTATTTTCAACGAAGAAAGTAGAAGGAATTCCACCATTTTGATTGTTAATTTGTCTATAATAATCAAAAGATCCCGATCTAGCTTCTTCGAATGAGAAACTCAATTTGATTGGATCTGGATTGTATGGACTTGTACGAAGTTTAAACAAACCAAATGATATGGTATCATCAAATTTTCTAGTAGAAATATCAGGGAATGAATATGCTATTTTTTCTAAAGATTCTGATATACTATTAGAATTTCTGTTATTACCTGCATCATTAGTAGCAGAAAGAGGAAATGCTAATTTGGTAGTAGGTATTTCTAACATTCCAGATAAAGAAATACCATTAAAAGAAGAAGCACCATTAGTATAAATTTTTCTAATTGAATTGTGATTAGTATTTGCTTCTAAATTAGTATTATCAGCTAAACCAATATAATGTCCTTCCCAACGATTATTAATTGTTGATTGTATTTTATTTAAAATAATAAATCCAGCTTTTCCGAAATCTGCTGGAGAAAGAATTTGATCAACTCTAGCTCCTGCTGAAGTCCAATTAGAATTAGTATTAGTAAAAGCAGAACCATCTATAACACCTTTATATTGATCTAAAGTTAAATCAAAGAATTTAGGAGCACCAAGTACATAAGTACATTCAGTTTGTTCTAAATTAGATGTCACACTTGTATCATAACCAGATACGAAATATGTATTTGCTATTGTGAGAGCTTTTTTACCTGCATCAGTAGCAGAGTAAGCTGGAAATTGAGAATATGATAAAAATCCATAATATAAAGCATCTTTTTGGATTTGATTAAATTTTTCGTATGTTGCTAATCCATTTGTAGATAATGTGGATTGTAACATTGATATAAGAGGAGAACTATTAGAGCTAATAATTGCTGCTCGTATGATAGGATCTTGGAAATATAAACTAGGAATTGTTTCTACGTTTCTATATACAACAGTAAGTTTATCTTCTTTTACAGCAACCACTGGATAAACCAATGCACCATAAGTAGATCCATATCCTTCGCCTGTTCCATCTCCATAAGGCATACGACTAACATATAAATTTGCATTAGATCCATTTAATATCTGTCTTGCACCATAATAGAAATATCTTTCACAAGAATTAGTAGGTGTTCCATATACTTGTTCTAATTCTTGAACAGAGGTTATCTGAATAATTTCATCACTTGGACCTTTAGGTGCAAATCCAGTCATGAAAATATTAGTTCCTGCTGGTAAAATAGGTGATAATGTTAAATCTTTTTCAAAGATTTCAACGCCGGGTGATTCAATGCTTCTTGCCATAATGATATTTAGTGTTTTTTATGGCAAAATTTACTATAATGGTAATAAAATTGTTTCTATTCTTCTAAAAGCAAATTCAAATGTGGTTTCTATTTCTCCAGAATCTCTATGAGAATATGTAATTTCTCCTAATGAAATCGGAAATGCGGATTTATATACCCATTGAATAACATCATTATGAAATTCATCTTTTGCTGTTATTATAAAATCTGTAGTATATTGGCCTAATCCTTTATCCTTTTCTGTTAGTTCTCCTTCGTATATACCACTTTTTTCGTTTCTTAATAGATCCAACCATTTATGAATTACCCAATAATTATTAAATCCATTATCGATTGTAAAATTAATTGATATAGGTTCGTATGAAGGTTTATTATGCGATGAGACATAAACAGTACTACCTGCATACCTAACTTCTTCTGAAGGTATACTATTTTTAGGAACAACAGTTCCGTATACCGCAAATTGAAGTGTATTTAAATCTAAATTTGTATTATTTCTTTGAAATTTCTTATTA